AGTAGTTATTGTCTTCTCCGTATGCTACCCATTCCTTGTTCTTATACTCTTTTACCTCTGGTGTAGTATAGGTACTTAAATTTACAATTCTTATGCTCATATTATTACGTAATCGTTATTATAACTATCCTCTGTGGTGTACTCGTTTTTATTTATATCGTAGTAATCATTGTTTGACTGGTTTACTGTTTGATTTGTGCAAAAAACTTTGTCTTTATAAACTATGTCCCCACCATTACTAGCAATTAACTCCATTGTGTAAAAATTATTTTCTACTAGAGTTCCTAGTACTGCATCAAACTTTAAATAGTTTCCCTCTACAATAGGTGTAGATGTTACATCAATACTTATGTTTGTTGTTTCGTTTCTCAGTCTTACTGTTATGTCCCCAGTATCATATTTTCTAGGTATAACATAAAAAGTCTTGTTTCCGCTTGTGCTTATTAACTTCATACTATTATAACGTATGTTTTTACAATTTTGCACAAAAAAAAGGGTAACCGTTAAGCTACCCCTCTTTATATCCTTAAATCTTATTAAGGGTTAATCTGTACCGCAGATGTATCAGCAATTACAATCGCTGGTGTTACAAAGAAAGCTGGTAACTTCTCTTGCCCAGCCATAGTCAATGTAAATCCACTTAAATCGCCCATAGCAGCTCCAGTAACAATAGTACCTCCACTACAATCAGCTCCGTTTACCGCACCGATTAAAAGGTAATTTCCGTTATAGTCCTCAATAATCACGTGAGGTCTAGCTTTCACTATCTCAATAATTTCTTGCTGAGTAGCTAGGTCTAATTTAGTTAATGTTAAGTTTAATGTTTGCTCGTAAAAAGCAGTTCCATTTTCTCGACTTGAAGTAATAGTTTGCTCTAAGCTAGAGTTTCCTTTTACGTCAAACTTAAAAAAATCTGGTGTACCACCAAAAGCAGTAACTTCTCCAGATGCAATAGTCAATTCTCCTAATGTATCATAGTCAGCAAAGTACGCAGCTTTAATGCCACCGACACTATCCTTGCAAGGTACTTTACGTCCTGTATTTAATAAACACGCCATATTATATTTTTTTTAAATAAAAAAGGGTAGGCAGACGCCCACCCCTCTTCGTTATTAATTAATTCTTATTATACTGTGTACCACACAATCTCGCTTCCAAGTCCGTACTGTACTCCAGAAGTAAATCTGATTATCATACGTACATTTTGTGAGCCGTCAAGGTCAGCCATATCTAGCACCTTTACCTCATTTGCATCTGAAAGTAATCCAGTTCCAAAGAATAGGTTAGACTTCTGAGCTAAAACCATATTGTTGTCAGCTAATCCGTTAGCAACAAAAACTTTGATTCCGTCAAAAGATAATGCTCCAGAGCCATTGTACCACTGTGTTCCTTTGTCATCTGTACCAGCAGCACCGATGTTAGCAGCAAACCCTCCTAAAGCACGTACATAAGCCTTAGCTACGTTTTGTGATACATATAAGTATAAGTCTTCTGAGCCATAAAGAGCACTAGGTAGTAAATCTACTGTATCGCCCATTTTCTCAATTACGTTAGCAGCAGTAATAGCAGCAGTTGTAGGTACATCAATTACGTCTGCATCAGCAGCAAATAAAGTTGTGAAACCGTCAAACTCTCCAGCATTAGCATTAACACCTCTCCAGATATTTTGCTCAGTCTTCTCAGCTACTTTAGCAGCAACATAAGCAATTAAATAATCTGCAAATTTAGGTGGTAAGTTATCGTAAGCTGATACTCCCATTTGCATAGCCTCCCAATCAGAACGGAAGTCTTTTTTACAAAGTTGTAAGTTTACTTGAAACTCCTCTGGAGTCAAGATTCTTTCAGTCAATGTAACTACGTCCTCTTCAGTAGTAAAGTCACAAGTACCGTCTACTATAATAGACCCAACTGCAAGTTTCTTAATTACTTCTTGGTATTTTACATTTGATTTGATTGTGATACCTCCATTAGCTAGTGTGTTTCCAGAAAATAAAGCAGCAGCAATATATTCTCCAGCAAATTCTCCAGCATATGTAGTAGTCAATCCGTTTAAAGAGCCGCTTGGGTTAGCTACATCTCTTAATTTTACGTTTTTTCTCATTTTTATTTGTTTAATTTATTTAATACTCGGTCTAAAATTGTTTGTTCTCTGTTTTGTGAGAATTTAATCTCTGTTCTTTTTGAAGTTTGCTTCTCTGGAGAGTGTCTGAATTTTTTGCTCATTTCAGTTTTCTCTTCTTTCTCCTCTTCCTTTGGAGTGTCTTCAAACTTTTTTCTTAGTTCTTTAAGCTCTTCTTTTACCTCTTCAATTACTGGTGCAATTACTTCGACTACTGCATCAACAATAGCTTCAACCTCTGGTGCAATAGCTTCTGGTACTTCAGTTTCGATAACTTCCTCTTCTGCTTCCACTTCAACCTCTTCTTCGGCTGGAGCTTCCTCGCTACCAATAGAAGCAATAATGCCTTCCTCTTCAATAATCAAAGCACGTCCGTCTTCTAGTGAATACTCTCCAATAGGTAGAGCTACTTTCTCGTCTTCTGTAACAATAAAAACAGACTGCCCAGCCTCAAAGCTCTCTGCTTCGATAACCGTTCCGTTGTCTAACTTCATTTCTGCTAACTTTACGTCTGCATTTAGAAGTGCTTTTATTTTACTTAACATTTCTGTTGTTTTCATATATATATTTATTTAATTAATTCTATTAATATCCAGTTGCTATTTCTAGTGCGTCTCTTAATATGTCATCATTTAAGTCAAATCCTAAGTCTCCCTCAATATCATCAGAGTTAGGTATAACGTCAGAAACGGAAAGTCCCAATTCTTCTGCTTTGTTTGAAACCTCATCATATAAATCTGCCGTTGACATTCTTAAATCTTCCATATCAGCTTTTGTCTCTTCATAAAGACTAAGCTCGTAATTTAAGTCACTCAACATTCCAGTTATTTCTCTATACTGCTCCTCTATTCTTTCAATAGACTGCATTGTCTCAACTAGAGCCTCATTATATAAACTATAAGAAGTTTCTAAGTCAGCAACTCCAGAAAGCTCTACTTTCTCTTGTTTACTTATTTTCTTTAATATTGCAAATACTTTATTCTCCATATTATAAATTTATTATTTCTATTAATTTACTTGTATCTGCATCGTAGTCGTGATACTGTCCCTCAAACTGCGTATCTAATATGTCTACCGCTTCTGCATAATTAGGCATAAATTCAAATGGTGCTGCTCCTAATTCTTCAGCTCTCATTTCTACTTCTTGCATAATATCAGCTAATCTACTATATTTAATTTCTGCTTCTACCTCCATATCTAAAAGACTGTCGTAAACTTTTTCAAACTCAAACATACGATTTAATACATCAGATGCTTTTTCGCTTAAAAGTGTTAAAGACGATGTTATAGACCTATCTAATTCTAAAACCTCATCAAACTTACTCTCATATTCGCTTATAAGTGATAAATCTACTTTCTTGCTTTTGAATAATTTGCTAAATACTCTTTTTTCTGCACTCATATAAATATAACGTTGTTTAAAATTAATTTTGTATTTTCACTATGCTTTTTTCTGTAATATAAACCACTCGACTCCGTCACTCCATACTGTAATGCCCTCATAATCTTTATTTATCCTATATGCGTTTGAACTTCCGTCTAGCGTTTGCCCAGATGCTGGAGTTATGTCTGCGTGGTCTTGACTGTTAAAAGTACTGTCAGATATAAACCTTATTTTTCTATGAATATGAGCAACTGCGTCTGGTAAAGTATAAACTGCCGTACCATTGCCACCAGTCCACGATAGCTTAAACATAAAAGTATCGTCATATATAGCATTGTTTAAATCTACATCAACCCCAGCCTCTGCCGTTATATCAGTAGACACAAAGTAATTCTTGAATTTAGATGCCGTTGTTTGTTTAGTTAATCCACTCTGTACCAAAGGTAATATCTCGTTTCCTTGTATTTCAGTTGCTTGTGGTAATTCGCTTATCTTTAAGTTTGCCATTATATTTTTATATTGTATTTATTTTCTTGAAGTATTAAATCTCCGTTTTCTTGTTGTAAATAACTCGCTGGTATAACTCTAGTTATTGAGCCTATACCCTGTGCCCACAAAGAGCCGTCACAACACTCTCTACTGTATGTGTTCTTGTCCTTACATAGACAAGCTCTTCTGTTGTTCTTAGGACTCGTTAAACTAGGTGTGCTATTATTTTTTTTCATTGTCTAACTTGTCTAGTTTATTTATTGCCCATTCTACTCCAGAAGTTCCACCCCAAGCGTCCCACATTATTCCACCGCAACCCTCTGAATAAGGAACGTCTTTATTTTGTTGATGTCTTTTAAAACTTGCCATACGTCCAATAGTATCTCGGCTAATTTTTTCTCGTCTCGCTAACTGCCCAGCTCTAGTCCAGCCAACTTGCGTTCCACAAGAAGTTCCGTTTTTTTCTTTCCAAGCTAAAGCACGTTTTGCATTATTAGTAGCACTTTCTGGATAGTCATTGTAGCTTTCAAGTTCAATTTGACTTTCTAAAATCATTTGCTTAATTTTCAACAATTCTAGTCCAGCCTCAATCTCTCTGCTTAACTCTTCTTTTTTAGTCTTCTCAGTGAAGTACCCCTCAATACTGAATCCTTTTACCATTCCAGTCTTAACAAACTCTTGCCAGACTTTCTCATTGTTTACTTTAACCGTTCCAACCCAAGTTCCTAAAGGCAAGTCCATATTATATATAGCACTCTTGTCTTTCTCTTTATCCTCTAATATCCAGCTCTCAACTAAACTAAGTCCAGAAAGTTCAAACTGATGCTCAAACGTAGAGTTGTTTTGTTTGTTGTTTATTAAATACATTTCAGAAGCCTTGCGTACCGTCTCCTTAGAAAAATAAATATAATATTCGTCTTCTCCGTCTTTACGATATATAGTTTTATTTGGTATTAATAAAGCACCAGTCAATAGTCTTTTATCACTATCAACCTCAGCGAGTTTATATTCTTTATCCTTGTTTAAAGCAACAAAATTCTCTTCAATCGCTGGATATTCTACTATGCTTATTGCATCAATTCCAGAAAACTCTTCGTCCTCTTCTATTATTAGCTCAACTATTCTCATATTATTATAACGTATTTATTTGTTTTTTTGTAATTACAATGTAGCTCCCTCTACTATGTTATTTTCTAAACTCTGAGCCGTTGTAACATCATTAGATACTACATAGGCTTGTACTGGCTCTTGTGTCTGTTCTGCAACCGTATCAGCTAAAACGCTTGTCTCAGTTGCTCCGACTACATTAAAGCTAGGAGGTGCTGGTGCTGCAACACTTCCTCCTCCACTTGGTACTCCTCCTCCACTACCTCCACCGCCAGGCACTTTCACAGAGGCAATACTTTTTACAGTTTTTAAACCAGTAGCTAGAACTGTCGCTACGTTCGCAACCTTAGCCACTACATCAAAAGGAGATGGTAATGTACTTGGTTGTTTTAGAGCATCTGATGCACCTTGAAACGTATTCACTGTTGCAGTAGCAATTCCTATTGCTTTACCAGCCACTGTATTTTTACCAGCTAGAGCTTGTGCTTTATTAGCCAAGTCCATAGCTTCTCCCATCATTTTTTCTTTACCAGCGAACTCAATGTCATCTAGTTTTTTATCGGCAGCCTTATATTGTTTAGTTAATTCTAACTTTTGCTCATCTGTTAAAGTTTCATCATTCAACAATGTTTCTCTTCTTTCAGCAAGTATAGCTCTCTGTTCCTCAAAACTAGCCTCTTCAAAAGCTTTGTCTAGTTCTAGTTCTGTAATTCTTTTTTGTTGGTCTTGTTCGTCAAATGTTAATTGCTGAGCCTCTAACGCTAATCTTTGTGCTTCTCTTAATTCCTTAACTTTCTCAGTCTCTTCTCCATAATATTTTTCTGCAAGTTTAATTTGCTCATCATAATCAGCTTGTATTAACCTTAATTTCTCAGCTCTCTCTTCTGCCTCTGTATCTATTAAACCCTTTCTAATTCTTTCTAACGCAGCTTGTTTATCTTTCTC